CTGTATTACATTCCCCCAAAAACGATTCAAAGAGCCACGAAAATGACTGAGAAGGTCATAGAAGGTCAGCAACCGACTAAAGAAGGCTTAGAACGGCTGCAAACGGAAATGGGTAGGGACACAGAAGGCAAAAACACGCTATTTGGCGTCCAAACGCCCAGAATCCACACGCCATTGAACGATTTACCCTCACGCGGGGGCGAATTGATCGATCTTGCCAGCAGTTTGGGCATAGAACTCATGGAATGGCAGAAATTTGCGCTTATCCACACGCACAAAGTCAAGCCCGACGGTCGCTGGGCTACCCCAGTGAATACAATCGTCGTAGCCCGCCAACAAGGAAAATCATTTTTGCAGTTAATTAGAATCATGGGTGGTCTTTTCCTGTGGGACGAAAAACTGCAAATTGGTTCAGCCCACCGTCTTTCGACTTCACTTGAACAGTTCCGTGCAATGGTTCAAATGATCGAAGGCAATGACAATTTGGCAAAACAGGTCAAGAAGATACGTTGGCAACATGGCGGCGAGGAAATCGAGACTATGACTGGCAATCGCTTTATTGTGCGTGCTGGTGGTTCGGCTGCTCGCGGCGTAAGTCGCCCTTCAACAATTCATTTGGACGAATTACGCGAAATGAGCGACATTGAATCGTTTGCGTCACTTCGCTATACCCTTATGGCGGCGGCGAACCCAATGGTTATGGCGTATACCAACGCTGGTGATTCCGCAAGCATAGTTTTGAATTCTTTCCGCGATAGGGCGTTGGCTTCAATTGCTGGGGTTGAAGATGACATTGGTTATTTTGAATGGTCAGCACCAACTGACGAAATGAGCGTTGAGAACGCTAGACACTCAAATCCCTCAATGGGCTACTTGTTCCACCCTGACAACATCAAATCGGTTTTAAATGACCCGCCTGACGTAGTTATGACCGAGGTATTGTGTAGGTGGGTAGTCGCAATAAATAGTGCCGTCGATTCTGCCAGTTGGGGCAATTGTCTTGACAAAACCGTTGATCTTGACCCAGACAAGTTGACGTGGCTAGCAATCGATCTTTCACCAGATCGTAGACACGCAAGTCTTATTGGGGCGCAAAAACTTGGTTCAGAAAACTTCGTGGTCAAATTGCTTCACACTTGGTCAAATGAGTTGCAGTTAGACGACAAAGCAATTGCGAACGAATTGGCAGACTATGCCCGCAAGTATCCAACCGAATACGTCCTTTACAGTCGCAAGACAAGTGGGGCAGTGGCAGCCCGCCTTGCACCCGCTGGAATCGCCGTCTTTGACATGGACAGCGCCTATCCGCAAGCGTGTGACGAAATGTTGTCGGCGATCAATAGTGGTCGTTTGAAACACAGAGGGCAAAGCCAACTTTCCGAAGAAGTCTTGGCTGCGGTGCAATTGCGTCGTGGTGACGGGGGGTGGGTCATTGGAAGGCGGGCGTCACAATCCGTCGTTTGCGGTGCAGTGGCAGTTGCGCTTGCGACACACTTTGCGACACGCCCAGACAATGATCTTGACATCATGGTTGGTTGATCGTATAAGCCTGACACAATTTGGACATGGGTTTATTTGATTTATTCGTTCCGCCGAAGCCGAAGGCAGCCGTCACTGCCGCTTCGGTGGACGCTGCTGCAATTGCGCCGTATTACCCAGAACAGGGACAACTTTTCTTTTCTGGTGTAACTAGCGCAATTCGTTCCGAAGCAATGACAATTCCAACAATCGCACGTTCACTTGGAATTATTCAAACAGTTGCGTCTTTACCTATGCACACACGCAATGAAGCAACAGGAGAAAGAGTTTCGCAGCCACGCGTTATCAATCAGCCTGACCCAAGAATTCCGGGGACAACATTTTGGTCGTGGGTTATTTCCGACTTGTTCTTTTTTCCAAGTGCTTATGCGTACGTTATGGAACGCTACGCAGACACAGGAAAAATTCGTGCAATGGAACGTGTTGCACCAGAGCGCGTAACAATTCAAACAAATGGCATTGGAACGGAAATCGTTTCTTATTCAATCGACGGGTCTTATGTTGACCCAACCAATTTGGTCGTGTTCGCTGGCGCGCAAGAAGGTTTGCTAAATCGTGCAGGTCGCACAATCCGCGCCGCTGCTGCGTTGGAACGTGCCGCATTAGATTTCGCCGCAGACCCAATTCCGCAAATGGTTTTGAAATCAAATGGCACATCATTGCCAGCCGATCGTGTTTCAAAGTTATTGGGTGCAATTCGTAACCGTGCAAAAAAATCGGTCATTTACTTAAACGCCGACGTTGATCTTTCAACAATTGGATACGACCCAAAGAATTTACAGTTAAATGAAGCGCGTAACTACTTGGCACTTGAATTAAGCCGCGCAGCAGGTTTGCCCGCGTATTTTACAGATTCGCAGCAATCGACCTTCACCTATTCCAACGCATTGGACAAACGACGTGACTTGGTGGATTTCGCGTTTAGAAATTACATGTCAATAATTGAACAACGTTTATCTTTTGCGGATTTCACACCAGCAGGAAATCGCGTGTCGTTTGATTTAGACGACTTCCTTCGTGGCAATCCATACGAGCGCGCGCAAGTTTATGAAATCTTAAATCGTATCGGCGCAATGTCGATCGACGAAATTCGCGAAGAAGAGGACATGCTGCTATGAAAAAAGTGATCACACCAATGCAAATAACGGCGGCAGATTCCAACCGTCGCACAATCACCGGTCGCATTGTTACGTTCGAAGAAACTGGCAGTGCTTCAATTGGCAAAGTTCAATTTGCTGCTGGTTCAATCGAACCAACACCCGTTTTGCTCAACCTTGAACATGACCGTACCCGCAGAATTGGGTCAACATTGAGTATGACAAGCGACAATTCAGGAATTGAAGCCGTTTTTAAAATCGTGGAAACAACTGCGGGCAATGACAGTTTGGTTGAAGCAAGCACAGGAATGCGTGACGGATTTAGTGTAGAAGTTTCATTTGACGAATACGAAACACTTAAAGACGGAACAGTTCGCATTTTAAAAGGTGAGTTAACTGGTGTCGCATTGACGTCAGAGCCAGCAATTCGTTCAGCCCGCGTCGAATCAGTCGCCGCAACAACTGCTGACGAAAATGAAGTTTCAGATTCAACAATTGAACCTGAAGAAACACCAACAACAGAAGGAGACGAAGTGGACAACACCGTCACACAAGCGGAAGCCGTCGAGACGGTAGAAGCCGCAGAAACAATCACTGCGTCAGCACGACCAAAGGTGGGCGGCTTTACAACAAAGCCACGCATTGAAGTCACTGCTGCAAAGTACCTAGAAAACACAATTCGTTCATCAATGGGCGATCTTGACGCGCGCGACTACGTTCACGCAGCAAACAATGGTGCAACAACAACTGACAACGCTGGACTTGTTCCAACACGTCAGTTGACTGAAATCATCAATGGTTTGGGCAACACAATTCGTCCAAGCATTGACGCGATCTCTCGCGGTACATTGCCTGACGCTGGAATGACTTTTGAAATTCCACGCATTGACGCAATGCCAACAGTTGCAGTAACGGCTGAAACAGTAGCGTTCTCAAATACTGACCAAGAAAGTTCATTCCTTTCAGTTCCAGTAGTTAAGTTTGCCGGACAACAAAAATTCAGCGTTGAATTGTTAGAGCGTTCTTCACCATTATTCTTTGACGAATTGCTTCGCAACATGGTTGCAGCATTAGCAAAGTCGCAGAATGCATACGTCAGTGGAATCCTTGTCGCAAACGCTGCAATCGACGGAACGGCATTGAATGCACTTCCAACGGCGTCTGAATTGCTTGGATTCGTTTCACGCGGTGCTGCAACGGTTTACACAAATACACAGGGCTTTGCGCGCAACATCATCATGGGTGCAAGCCAGTGGGCAAACACAATGTCACTCAACGACGCAGGAAGACCAATTTACATGGCAAGCCAACCGCAAAATGCGGGTGGTGCGCTTCGTCCAGATTCACTTCGTGGAAACGTTGCGGGTCTTGACCTTTATGCTGACTTCTCAGCACCAGCGGGTTCAGACGACGGTTCAATGATTATCGTCAACCCAGACGCTTACACATGGTATGAATCAACTAATTTCCAGTTGCGTTCAGAATCAACCGCAGACGGTTCAATCACCGTTGGTCTTTATTCATTCGGTGCAACTGCAATCAAACTTCCTAATGGTGCTTTCCGTAACGATAAGACAATCTAACAAAAAACTAATCATGCGCTACGGTCACTCCCGAACGTAGCGCAGCAGTCGAGAGGAACGGAAATGCCAAGCATTGTGTCAACGCAGCAACTGCGAAACGTACTTGGCGTTTCCGTTTCACTTTACCCAGACAGTTATCTTGACGAAATTATCAACACCGCAGAAGCGGTCATTTTGCCCATGCTGGTCGCAAACACATCTGCGGTCAACGCTTACGAATTGAAATCAAACGTCGCAACGTATTACACAGAGCGCGAACACCATTTTGTTGCGGGTCAATCAGTCGTAGTTGCTGGATTACCTTCACCCTTTTCAGCAACCGTCACAGTGATCGACGTAACGACGTATTCATTTACCGCAGCGCGTACAAATGCCGACGTAACATTGCGAGACATAATCCCAACGGGCACGGCAACACTTTCAGGTTATTCAGCCGCTGAAATCTATGCCAACAGTGCACCAATCGAATCAGCCGTGCTTGCAGTCAGCGTTGAAGTTTTCCAGTCACGCGTCGCAGCGGGTGGACAGATCGAAGGCGTTGATTTCACTTCAACGCCATACCGCATGGGTCGTAGCCTTACCAACCGTGTTTCAACACTGCTTATGCCATTTTTAGACGTTGAAACGGTCGTCCAGTAATGCCAGCCAACTCAATTGCCGAAACCCGTTCAGCCTTAGCCAACGCGTTTTCATCACTAGCGGCAAACATTTACCCAAGCGTTCCAGAATCGCCAATCCCCCCAGCGATCGTGGTCGTCCCAGATTCACCTTATTGCGAAGTCGTACTTATCGGCAAAACGGCAGTCAAAATCAAAATCAATTTTGCGATCACCGCAATTGTTGCGTCAAATAGCAATGCAGGTTCACTAGACAATCTGGAAAAACTAATCATAGGAATTCTCGCTGCAATGCCAGCGGGATACGTTGTTGGCGTCGTAGAGAAGCCAACGGTGCTTGAAGTGGGTCAATCACCAATGCTCGTCGCAGACATTAACGTTTCAACCTACTACACACAGACAATCTAAGGAGTAAAAATGCCAACAACAGTAATAACTGGGCGCGACGTCACCTTTACTATTGGTGGCAATAATTACGACGCCCAAGCAACAAGCGCGGTTCTATCTAATAGCCCAACAATTGAAACGTACCAAACTTTAGACGGCAAGGTCTACCGTCACATTGATGACCAGTTTTCGTTCGACGTCGAAATGCTTGCAGACTGGGGCGCAACTGGTTCACTTTGCGAGGGTCTATGGAATGCAACTGAATCAGCACCAAACACAGGAATTTCAACAGTGTTGACTGCAACAAGCGGCGCAACATTTACGTTCCAAATTCTGCCAGCGTTCCCAAGCGCGGGCGGTACTGCACCAGACGCGCAAACCGTGTCACTATCGTTCACCGTTATCGGCGTTCCAGCCGAAGCGTTCTA